CAATAAGTTTAGTCGTCATGAGACAGCTAAAGAACTTGGAGATGTTCTCTGGTACTTAGCTAACCTAGCCAATGATCTGGGGTACAGCCTACATGAGATTGCTGAGAACAACATTGAGAAACTAGAGAGCCGCAAAGAACGTAACGTAATTCAAGGGTCAGGAGACAACCGATGAGCAACAACTACCTACCAACTGACTACCAATCCTTTATTCACAAGTCACGGTATGCCAAGTACCATGAGGGTACAGGTCGTGAGTCATGGGATGATACAGTCACACGCTTCTCTGCTTGCGTGATCCGGGACATGGTTGACCCAAAGACTAAGTACGCATTAGAGCAAGCCATCCTTGGCCTAGAGGTTATGCCATCCATGCGTTCCCTTATGACTGCTGGTGCAGCTGCTGAACGTGACAACACATGTATGTACAACTGTAGCTACCTAGCCGTAGATGACCTTAAGTCCTTCGATGAGGCTATGTTCATCCTGCTCTGTGGCACAGGTGTTGGTTTCAGTGTTGAACGTCAGTCCATCACTAAGCTCCCTGAGATTCCTGAGACCCTCTATCCTAGTGAAACTACTATCGTCGTTAAGGATTCCAAGGAAGGGTGGGCTAAGTCTCTGCGTCAATTGATTGCACTCCTGTACAGTGGTGAGATTCCTACGTGGGATGTGTCTAAGGTACGTCCAGCTGGTGCTCCACTCAAGACATTTGGTGGTCGTGCCTCAGGTCCAGCACCCTTGGTTGATCTGTTTAACTTCACCATTGCTACGTTCAGGAAAGCAGCAGGTCGTAAACTGTCCTCTGTTGAGTGTCACGACATCATGTGTAAGATTGGTGAAGTAGTTGTTGTTGGTGGTGTACGTCGATCAGCTATGATCTCTCTGTCTAACCTGTCTGATGATCGTATGCGTTCAGCTAAGTCAGGTGCTTGGTGGGAGAACAACCCTCAACGTGCATTGGCTAACAACTCTGTGTCATATACTGAGAAGCCTGACAGCCTATCCTTTATGAAAGAATGGATGTCATTGGTAGAGAGTGGGTCAGGTGAACGTGGTATCTTTAACCGTGAGGCATCGAAGAAACAGGCAGCTAAGAATGGTCGTCGTGATGCTGACTATGAGTTTGGAACTAATCCGTGCAGTGAAATCATCTTGCGCCCAAGCCAGTTCTGCAACCTAACCGAGTGTGTGGTACGTGCAACGGATAACATTGACACACTGTCTGAGAAGGTACGTCTAGCTACAATCCTTGGTACGATCCAGTCTACCTTCACTAAGTTCCCATACTTGCGTAAGCAGTGGACAGACAACACAGCAGAAGAACGTCTGTTGGGTGTGTCACTAACTGGCATCATGGACAACCCACTGATGACAACAACAAACAAAGGATTGGAGAAAACCCTTGAACATCTTAAATCTGTTGCCGTTGCTACTAACTCTGAGTGGGCTGAACGTCTTGGTATCCCTGTTGCTACTGCTATCACTTGCGTCAAGCCTTCTGGCACTGTCTCCCAGCTTGTGGACTCTGCTTCTGGGATTCATGCTCGTCACTCAGCCTATTATATTCGTACTGTCCGTGGCGACAACAAAGACCCACTGACACAGTTCATGAAGGATCAGGGTATCCCACACGAACCTGATGTCTTCAAACCTGACCAGACTACAGTGTTTAGCTTCCCGCAGAAGGCCCCTGAGGGTGCTACATGTACAGCTGACATGACTGCTATCGAACAGCTGGAGATGTGGTTGGCTTATCAACGTAACTGGTGTGAACACAAGCCATCTGTCACTATCAATGTTAAGGGTGGGGAATGGCTAGAGGTAGGTGCCTTTGTTTACAAACACTTTGATGAGATGTCAGGTGTATCCTTCCTACCGTTCAACGAACACACATACCAACAAGCACCTTATCAAGACTGTGATGAAGCTACGTACCAAGAGATGTTGGGAAAAATGCCTGGTCGTATTGACTGGTCTAAGCTTTCAGAGTATGAAAGTGAGGACAACACATCTGGTAGTCAGACACTGGCTTGCTCTGGTGACGCATGTGAAATCGTAGACCTAACCTAAGGAAAACTTATGTACACTGTTATAACTCGAAACCAATGTAATTTCTGTGACACAGCCAAAACCCTGTTGAAAGGAGCAGGGCAAGGCTACACAGAGTATAACGTACAGTCTGATAACTCTAGGTGGGTACTAACCTTGATGAGACAGGCAGGGCTTACAACTGTACCTCAAATCTTTTCCTCTAGTGGTACTCACATTGGAGGTTACACTGAGTTGAAAGAGTTCTTTGGTAAGTTAGAAGGGAGTGAGGTATGACAGTAGTACGTAAGCAATTCAACAGGGCTTTGTATGAAGCCTATGATGCACCAGCCCGTAATGCTCTAGTCCTTTACCTTGAGGATAACGGTCACACCATCATTAACAACGAGGAGAACTACAAAGTAGATGTGATCTCTCAGAAGGGTACTTACACTTACTACAACGAGGCTGAGGTTAAGACAGCATGGAAGGGTGACTGGCCTGCTCACTGGGAAGAGGTACGTATCCCTGAACGAAAGAAGAGGCTAATAGAAATGTATAAGTCATCTCCGTTTAGTGTGCTTAACTTCTACATCTTTCGTCCTGACTTCAAACAGGCATGGCGTATCAAGGACACACTGCTGACAGAGAAAAGTCTTAAGGAGGCCAAGGGTCGTTACATCCAGAAGGGTGAGAAGTTCTTTCATATCCCTTACACATCAGCAGAGTTGATTAAACTATGAGCAATGAACCACCTAAGAAACAAACACGTACTCGTCGTAAGACTACATACAAGGGAGCAGCAGATAAGAAGACATCAGGTATCGTACCTCGTACTGACAACCAAGGTAAGTTACTTCAAGCCCTAGCTAGTAGCAGTCAGGTGTTTATCCTTGGGCCAGCTGGTACAGGAAAGACCTACGTTACTACAACCTACGCAGCTGATCAGTACACACTCAAAGAGATTGACAAGATCGTCATCACTAGGCCTCACGTAGCTGTAGGTAAGGAGTTAGGGTTCTTGAAAGGAGACCTAAATGAGAAGACAATGCCTTGGGCTTTACCTGTCTTGGACGTTCTGGAGAAACACCTTGGTAAAGGAGCAGTGGAAACAGGGATCAAGAATGGCAACATTGAGATGGCTCCTCTTGCTCTTATGCGGGGCCGTAGCTTCGATACTGCCTTCATAATTGTAGACGAAGCACAGAACATTACAACACACGAACTTAAGATGCTGTTGACAAGGGTAGGTGAAGGCTCTACGATTGTACTTAACGGTGATGCACAACAGTCAGACCTAAAGGAAGCAGATGGCCTGTCTAAAGTTATTCACCTAGCTAAGAAGCACATGTTAAATGTACCCATCATTGAGTTTGGGGTTGACGACATTGTTAGGAGTGGTGTATGTGCTGAGTGGGTTAAAGTATTTATGAAGGAGAATTTGTAATGGTTAAGTGGAACGTAGAGAATCTAGCACACGCAGATGTAAAACAACACGAGTACAACGAGGATAAGGGTAGCCCTGTTGACCCAGTTAATAAACCTGCACACTATGGTGATGGTGCTATTGAGTGTATTGACTACATGAAGGACAACATGGACAACATGATGTTCATGGGTTACCTAGAAGGTAATGCTAAGAAGTACATGCACCGATACCGATACAAGGGTAAACCAGTGGAAGACCTACGTAAGGCCAGATGGTACTTGGATCGTTTGATTGGTGAGATGGAAGGAAGTTAACCTCTCTTAGCTCAACTGGATAGAGCAAGTCACTTCTAATGACTAGGTTGTAGGTTCGAGTCCTACAGAGAGGACCAAATAAAAGCCCCCTTGGAGATTAATCCTTGGGGGCTTACTTATTTTAGTAACCTGACTTCTTCTTAGGCTTCTTCTTTGTTGTCTTTTTCATAGCAGAGTCCTTCATTAACTTTCCATTGGGCATGTAGTGGTAGCCCTTGGGTGCTTTCTTTTTAATAGCCATTACCATTTCACCTTATTAGCCCAGTATGCAGCTGACATCTTACCCTTGGCGATGTTCTTAGCATGGCGAGCCTTGAATGCTTCGTTACGTTTTGATCCATCAGGGCTACCCTTGGCTCCCTGTTGACCAAACCTGATAGTCTTAACTTCGTCACCGACCTTAGCTACGACAACGTGAGATTTAGTCTTGTGACTTGGGGTAGCCTTAGGTTTGTTGTAACCTGAAACCCCTGCGTTCTTTAGTCTTGCATCTTTCTTTGCCATTGTTACCTTCCTTTACCGAGGGTCATCCCTATTAGATACTCTTTCCATCATAACTCTGATAGACTTTATGTTCTCGTCAATACGAGCCAGAGTAAGAGCTTGAGTTTGTACTGTGTCTTCTATTCCACTAAGACGTACTTCCTGCCTAAGTAGTTCTTTCTGGTTGTTCTTGATGTTGTTGTCCATCGAAGAGACATACCATACTAACGATACCGTTTGTAGAAAGATAGCTACAACAAAAGTTAAAGGTACAGATTTAGATAGATGCCATTCAGTTTCTGTTGTCATGGTTTATATTTCCCCAAGGTTATTGTTTTTAAAAAGCCACGCCACATCTCTTGAGGAGATGGTAGTACCCAGCCAAGGATTAGAAGAAGAATTACCCAAGGTGGGATGTCTTCGTTTATTACGTTGAGTGAGTCGATAGTACCACTAGGGGTGACACCA